CGTTGATTTTGACGTAACGCAAGCAACACTACGTGCAATGTTTAAAGCATACGTAACTAGGATGCACGCTTATAAGCAAGATGATAAAGACAAAGCAGACGCTGACATCTTGTTATTTACTAAATCATTGATGGTAGCCATGTATGATGCTACTAGCAAAATTGTAGAAGAAAGGAACTAATATGTGCCAGGCAATGTTTGAAGCGCAGGTCATGTCAGAGTTACAGATTTTAGAGATTGAGAAAAATACATACATAGGTTGTGTATATTGTGGCGAGCCTAAAGGTGATTGGTTAAGTTGCTGTGGTGAAAATCACTTTGCAGAGATGGAAGAATGATGTATAATTCCAATCTTGGAACGGAGGTTAAATGTTTACAGTAGAAGAAATAGCAGCACAGATGGGCAAGTCAGGTAGGTGGGTTAGATATTTATGCAACAGCGGTAAATTAAACGCAATTAAACACGGAAATGTTTGGATAATATTGGAGGCATGGAAATGATTACAAATCTAGCAGTAAACGGAGTAGAAATAACAGTAGAGTACGACCTAGACATTAGCGCAGTATTTTTTGGCGATTTAGAATCAGAATACGTAGAAATTAACATTAACAAGATTATTTGGATGGGCAACGATGTATTGCCGCTTATTCATGCGCTAGAAGGTGTAGAAACGCTTAAATTGATTATTCGTGATAAATTTGAGGACATAGAATGAACTATTCAGAACTTAGAAAGATAAACGTAAATGACTACATTGAAAGAAAAAACGGACTTGCCTATTTATCCTGGTCATGGGCTGTCGACCAGCTACTTCAACTCGATTCTACGGCTACATGGTCATACGGTGAGCCAAGATTGTTTGGTGACACCCTCATGGTCTTCTGCACAGTCGAAGCCTTTGGAAAATCAAGAACAGCTCAATTGCCTGTAATGGATTTTAGAAACAAAGCCATTCATAATCCAGATGCGTTTGCAGTTAATACTGCTATGCAAAGATGTTTGGCTAAAGCTATTTCACTTCACGGTCTTGGAATGTATATTTATGCTGGTGAAGATTTGCCACAAGAAGATACAGAAAAAAAACATGAAGTAGAAGCGCCTAAACAATCTATAACGCCAATAGCTGGCGCATTAGATAACTTTACAACAGACGAAAAAGATTCATTAAGCAGGTTAGCAGAAGAAATTACTTTTTTTGTTAAAAATGATGACATGGCACAAGCATTTGAGGTAGCAGCAACATTAACTAATGACGAAAAGACGGCAGTATGGTCTTTATTAGATTCTAAAACACGCAGTAAATTTAAAAAGGGTTAATCATGGCTGAGAAAAAAGTATATTTAGATAGCGGCTTTACTAACAAGGTTAAAAAGACTAGCGACAAATCACCAGACGTTAGAATTAACTTAACACTAAGCATAGATACACTAGACGCAATTATTGCAGCTGGTGGCAAAATGCAACTAGCAGGATGGAATGTAGATTACGGCAAAGGTGAAACAACAAACTGGAAAGCCTCTGCTGATACATTTGTACCAAAACAAACAGACGCAAAAGATTTGTCTGACGTAGACTCAGATATTCCATTTTAAGGTCATGGGCGAAAGCGCTAATCTTTAATTGCCTGGCAGTTAAACCATGATATATTGTGCAAAATCTATCAACCAGCGTAAGTAGCCCACTAATTTTTAGGAGTAAGTTATGTATTCAACATTTAGTGAACCATTAGCAACAATTAATAACTTTATTGCATTAAACGCACCTTCAGAAGCATCATTAAACGAACGCTATGCCACCGTAGAGCGCATAAAATTTGAATTAGATAGTAAGTATCGTCTGCACCCAAATAACTTTGTTAAACAGCTTGTGAGAATAAAATGAGTAATAAAATTCAAGACCTAGAGCAAGAAGTATTGCTATGTTGGGGAGTTACAGAAGATTTGAAACTGCTTGTGAATGAGACAAGTGACGAAGACATGCAAAATAAGATACTAGGCATCATACAGGTATACGATATGCGCTTTAGAGCCGCATGGACTACCTATGAAGATGTAGTGTCAGAATACTACGCTTGGAAGCCAAGAGAGGTAAACTTTGATGATTGATGTTATTTTAAGTTACGTTATTTGTTACGCCAGCGCCTTTGCATTGGGTTTCTGTACTGCATTGACGCTGGTTTATGTCTATACGAAGTTGGCGCAGATTTGATAGCTGTTACATGTAACGCAGAAAGCCGAAAAACTCGTTACTTGCTATATCCTCTGTTGTCGGCTTAACCGCCAGTAAAGATTAACGATTCATTACGTATGCTGTGATTTCCATACCTAAACGAATTTCAGTTGCTACAGGCTTTGTCCACATGATTTAGTCCTTAGTTTATGCTATGCAAAATGCGTAGCTTGTAATAAAACGTAAAATATTCAACACAAACTTTTTTGCATTGAATGTATTACATATTAACAGAAATGCAGTTTTGACGCATCGGGACAATCATGTATTGCTAGTAGTGAAAAGCATTATTTTCGAACAGTTAAAGATTCAAATGGAACATCTAATCCAAATTTTCCTTGATTATATGGAAAATGTTTAAGTCTTTGCTGAGGAGTTAAATCCATTCTATTTTCAGTTAATCTAGCTTCTGCTTCTCCAGCTAAATTTTTATATGCGTTCATTAAATAATCTGGATTGTTTAATTCTCCTGATTTTATTAATTTAGTATATAATTCTGGATTGCTTTGCTGCAAATAAGTTCCTATTTCATCAGGGCTTCCGCCCTTAGCAAATCCTTCTTCTTGTTGTATTAAATGTTGTAATTCATGCAACGCAGTTGATTTGTCAATTCCTTTTTCTTTTAATCCAAGTTGAATTTTGTGCCTTCCTAAATCATCTATTGAATAACTTCCACCAGCATTTTCTCTAGGAACTATTCTTGTCCATGTATTTAATGCGTCTGGATAAGATTTATTTAATTCATTATGCTTTAAAAATTCATTTAAAAGACCGCCTGTGCTATTTTTTGCTTGCGCATCAGCTCTAGCTCCCCATCCCCATTCACTCATTGGGATAGCAATTGATTTTCTGTCGCTAATTTCTTGTCGTAACGCACCTTCTGGGCCACGCAATGTGCCTGTTTGCCGCCATGCTTCTTGTGGGCTAACGCCTTTAGCTTCTAACTGTGCAAATAAATCAGCTTTTGAAGGATTAAATGCCGCAGAACTTTTACCGATAAACATGCCCATTGGCGCAAAACTCATTGCAAAGTCCGTAGGGGTCAATTCTGATTGTGATAACGCTTGATTAACACCTGACATATCACCACGAATAGCAGATGCTAATGCTTGACGATATGGCGCACCTTTGTCATATTGTGCAACTGCCGTGTCTTTAAGCGCTTTAATTAAGCTTGCAATATCTGCCATTTTTTATCCTTTAAATAATATTATTTCTGCTTTGCGCCTAGCATCTAATCCTTTTACAACCTTGCCACCAGCTTTGTTATATTTTGCCCAAGTTTGCAAACAACCTTGTATGTCACCACGATTAAGTTTTTGACGTAACGAGCTACGTTGAAGTGTTCCAAGCCCCAAATTAAAAGCAAAGCTGATAAGAGCATCAAACTGATTTTGGGTAAGTTTAGCAGTAATGTATTTTGCCACACCAAATTCAAACTTGGTGACATCTGAAGCCAGTAACTCATAACATTCATTTACAGTAAATGTGCGATTCCAACTACTAGGCAAACTCCTGCCGTCACCAATAAGGTGACCCACACCAATAGTATAAAGACCAACACAATCTTTATATGGCGTAAGAGATAAGCCCTCAAAGCGTTCAATTAACTTTAAACCTTGCTGAGATGTTTTCATTTATCAAAATGACGGCAACCAAAATAGAAACCTACAATAGATGCCCATATTGTTTGTGTATCTGAATTCCATAGCAATTGAATAGCATCGTTAAATTTAACGCCATTGTAATAAGCGTACCAACAACCAAATATCTCTACAAACAAGAATATTGCAAATAAACCAAATGTAATTGCAGGGCGTACAAGCGCACGAATATTGATTACCCATACCGAAGCCCCAATTGCTGAAGAAGTATCGTTAGCGAGGGCTGCAGATAGGTCAGATGATGCTGTTTGTTCCTTTATTTCATCAAACTTAATTTCTTCTAAATCTTTTTGTGCAACATAGCCTAATTTTTGCAATTCTAGTTGCTGTGTCATCTGCAATTGAGCCATCTCTAATTCATGCTTATTGTCAGATTTGTTTTGGAAGTATTCTAAGATTTTAGGAAAGCCACCAGATAAGAATGATACGACTGTAGTCAGCAAAGTAAACATTATTTAAGGTTCTCAAGTTTGTAAATCGTTGATAAAAATTCGCCTACTACCTCATCCACAATATTTTGCAATGCTGTATCTTCTTTAGGAATACATTTGTAACGATTTTTCTCAAGGTATTGTAGTTTTTCAGCAATGCAATAAACAGGCTCTTTATACTTCTCTGTTTCAGTCAGGATAGGAATGTCTTTAATAATTCCATAACGGCCTTGATATGCCTCTGTAAGCTTATCTGCTAGTTCTGCAATGTCCTCGTAGAAATGACCAAGTGCTTTATGTTGTGAATAGCTTTTAGTGCGTAAATGCTCTCTGTGTGCTACGTCACGTGCTAGAAATATTGTTGCTATAAATTCGTTAATCATCGGTTTCCTCGTAAATTCCAATTAAATCTTCATCGTAAACATTACATTCCATACAAACATGAAAATCAGGGTCAGCGTCATCTATCTCGTACGGCTCACCACATTCACTACATAATTTAAAGTGCTTCATAATTTCCTTCTACTTTTAAACCAATTTAATAGTTTTCTAGTTGACCTGCCATCAGGCCTTCTAATTCTACGCATACGACCTATTAAATTAAGTCGTTTAGTAGGAAGTTTGTATGGGCGATATGTAATCATATAAAAAAAGCCCCGAAGGGCTAAGCGTACTTATTTTTAAGATATTTAAGCGTTAAAGGCAGTTCGTCAAATCTGCCATCCTCTACATCGTATAGCATGTAAGCGCCCCTAAAATGACCATTGTTACCTTGTGGCCCAAGATAGCCCTCATCATGCTCGTAACAGCTACCGCAAATAATAGCCGTCATCTCATGGCCATCTGCACGATTACCGTAAGCTATCTGTCTGCCTTGTTGATGTCCTGCAAAACAACTCATGTGCTTCTTTGTAAGGAGTGCTTGAGCGCTACAAACAGGACGACCCATGGGGCCAGAAGTAAAGTAATGAGAATAGGCAATGCCATCAATAACAACAACTTCGAGAAAAGGATAAACTTCCCAGTCCTGATACGGTAGGTCATCCAACGAAATGAGGCCATCTAGCTTCCTATCATTGTTAATAGCAGTCATAATTCTTTGTTCATGGTTACCAGTTGTCATTACCATGCGAGGACGATAAGTCTTTTCTTTTAGCTTCCTACGCTTGTCGTTATACTCATATAAAGGGGTCAGCAACGCATCCATAGCTTGACGTGCCGCCCAAATATCTTTTTGGTAACTCCTACCCTCAAACGACTTCTTGCCTACGTCATAAGAGGACAACGATTCCATGTCCGCAAAATCACCTATGCAAATCACAACATCAGGTTTCTTATCGACAATGTATTTGCCGATACAGGTTAAAAATGTAAAATCATTGCCGTCTTTAGCTTGCACGTCAGGCAATACGAAATGTGTCCTAGTGGGGCTGTTCAGGTAGCTCATAATAAAGTTGCAAATCCTCATCAGAAAATAGCACTATTTTAGTACCATCTTCTAGATACATGAAAAATTCATCATTGTCAATACCTGCTTCAACAATTGTTTGACCTACAGCACGCTCTATTAATGATTCTACTGCTTCTTGCTCATCGTTCATTTGTCAGCCTTGTGGTCTAGTTTTTCAAAAATACGATTAAGTGATGCTTCTATTCTGTCTAGTCTACTCTCTAAATCTTCTTTACGAACATAGTGTGTAGGCAAATTAACTTCAATTTGTTTAACATCTTGTTTAAGGTCTTGAACCGCATCCCATAACTGTCTAGCAAACCAGCCTAAAACAGATAGAACTGCACCAATGATTAAGTTGATGATAGCTTGGTCAGTCATGATAATCCTAGGCAAAAATTACTATACTAATTAAAGATGAATCTTCTACACCAGTGCTTGGTTGAAAGCAAAATCCACGAATTGATTGAGTTGTTCTAAGACCTAAATTTGAACCAGTATTAAATGCAATAAAATTATCATCTCCACTTTGGTTTGTACCGCCATTATTAGTGCCAGCAGATGCCATAGCAACATAATTTACAAATGGCATTGCTGTTGTGTAATTAACCACAAATGAACCTGTCCCTAAGTAAGGTACGTTAGCTACGTTTTGAGAACCTGTATAAATAGAACATTGTTTAATAGTTGCATTACCTGATGTTAATAAACTTGTTCCTGCTGTATATGTAATTGTTGTTGTTGTAACTGCCGTAACTACATATTGCCCATCAACACCTGTTCCAGACGTAATATCTACATATATTTGATGACCAACTTGGTAAGCGTGTGATGCCACTGTTAATGTGACTATTGTTCCTGCACCGCCAGAGCCATTATTTTGAGTATATGTAGCTGAAATATTTGAGTAAGTTATAGTTGAAAATGATGCAAATGCTCTGGCACCAAAGTATGGTGCTGTACCTGAAGTTGCTGTAATGCCTGTTGCTGGAGCTGCACTTGTCCATGTAGTTACTTGTGCTGTACCTGTACCTGTTGCTACGCCTGTTGCAGTAAAGGCTGGGTTAAGTGCTGTAATAGTAGTTGAAGCTACAGTTTGCGATGCGCTTACAATGTAAGTTCCT